TTTGATAATATGACCAACTATTTCTAACATACCCCCTAACAGTTCAAACACAGGCATCATAGATTCACCTATCATTCCAAAAATTTCGTTTATCCTTTCAGTTGAAGCCGCCATTCTATCTGCTTGCCCCACTTGTTGCCTTAAACCATCAATTCCTTCTTCTGCTAATTCTTTTTGTGCCTGCTCTAAACCAACTGCTTCTATTCTTTTATTTAATAATGCCTCAGTTTCAGCTGCTTGGTCTCCTGTAGCCCCAGCTAATTGTTCTTGCACAAATAAGGTTTTTGCTAAATCTTCTCTACCCATACCTACAGCTTTAGCTAATGCTTCTTGCTGTATTCTATTCATAGCTGTAAATTCAGCGGCTGAACCTGCTTGCTCAGATATTTCTTTTGCTACTGTAGCTAGATCATTATTTAAAGCTGCTTGTCTTGCTTTTTCTAAATTAATATCTTTTCCTAATAATAATTCAGCTTCTAATTCATTTGCAATAGAACTTTCAAAATCTAGTAAACTATTTGCTATCTCATCTACTTTAGACATTTCCATACCTAAAGATTTTGCAGTTGCTGCAGCATCAGCTATTAATCCCGGATTTTTACCCAAAGATAAGGTTGTTGCTGCAGATACTTTGCCTATATCTTTTAATAAATCTTTTTCATTTAATCTTACCCCTAAAGCCGTTGATGAAATTTTAGCTTGAGCCATATATTCACCTGTAACATCGTTTAATGATTTACCAGTAGAATCTGATATTGCTTTTATACCTAATAATTCTTCATTAGTAAACCCTGCCATATCTCTCATTTCAGTAAACTGAGTAAGCATTTCCTTACTAGGAGTTACACTAGTACCTAAGGCTTTGTTCATTTCCATCATGGATTCTGCCATTCCTTTAGTACTAACAAATACATTACCACTATCTACTGCAGCTTCCCTTAATTGTCCCCTCATTGCTAGGGCACTATCATAAGACATATTAAGGCCTTTAGCCATCTCGGAAGCAGCTTTATCCCCTTCTATCATAGCCGAAACTAGCTTTACAATCATAGCTATAGGACCTAAAGACTTCATAAAACTCTTTAACATCCCTTTAGCACCTGCAGCCATAGATGCACTATCTACTGCACCCTTAGAGAAACCACCTTTCATGTTCTTTTGGATGTCTTCAACAGTAGATCCAGATTCTTTAAGGGCATCCTCCATACCCATTCCTTCTTCCCTAAGTTTAGCATATTTGTCAGCACCAAACTTCCTCTTCTCCATATCAGCTGCTATACCTTCAGCTTCTTTAGCAGCAGCCCCAAACATTGGAGAAAGACCTGAAAGTAATGGGATTTTATCTAGTACTTTTTCTATACCCCCAAACAGAGATACACCTTTAGCATTTGCTATATTTTGTACTGTATTGTCTACTAACCCTAATTCAACTTTAAGTGCAATAGCACTATTAATTTGATCCTCTATACTACTTGCTAAATTTAAATTTAATTCTGCTCTAGTTGCATCTAAACCTGCTGAGTCCTTTATTAATTTTGATTGGACTTGCTTTAGTGAATTTATATTCTTAGTTACTGCTAATCTATTATCGTCTAATTTTTTAAGTGATCTAGCATTAGTTAAATCTTCTTTTCCTAAAGCTGAAAGATTTTCTGATATTTTAGATATAGAATTTGTTGCTCTAAGTATAGCAGATTTTTCTGCTTTTTGAAATTTTAATTGGGTTAGTTGGTCTTTTAAGACATTTGAAACATCTTGTTGTTCATTGGTGATAGCCTTATCTGTGGCTAGTCTATCTTTAGCTATCTTATTTCCCTCGGCTAATAAACGGTTTTGATCCGCTACTAGCTGCTTCATAGTTTTAGCATTATTTATTTGTTCACCAGCCATAGAAATGTTTTATTATAAATATTACTAATTATAACTTGTTTTACCCTTATATGCTTTACTTGCTTCGGCAAATGCTGGGGTATTAACTTTACCGTCGGAGTTAACTAGATTCTTGGTTGATGCCCCACTCTTTCCGGCATTTTCAATCGACTTTTTTTCTTCAGCATAAAAATCTTTTATTTCTGAGTAGGTAAATTTTCTTAACCATATAGGCATATTATATACCGTGTTATAGTCATACCCACCTTTACCGTGAAAGATTAATTGGTGAATCATTTTAAAAAGATGTAAACGTATCTCGGGGGCGTTAGTCGTAGTCAGGCCAAAAAAAGTTTAGACCAATTGGAATGGTCACCTCCTCTCCATTATCCAAAATGTAGGATAGATTTACATCTGGTTGTGTTTTAGCAATATGATCTCTAAATGCTCTAGAATCTCTAGCTAAAAACATATTATCTATAAATCCTCTAATATCTTTCTTTTCTTCACTGCCATCTACTGATGTGATTAAATATTTTAATCTTGTAGTAAGGCTTGATGAATCTTCTTTATTGAGTTTTTTAAGACCTGCTAATTCTCGATCTATTTGTTTTTCTACTTTACCTGTAGCTAGTTGGTATGTTAAAACAGTTCCAGTAGCTGGGGTTGTGAAAGTAAATTCGTTTTTACCTGCTTCAAATTGCTTTTCATCAAATTCTTTGTTTTCTAAAGTTGACATATCTAAAACATAGCTTGTCCCTTTTACTGAGATTTCATAATCTTTACCATATCCTAAAATACGAGTAGCAATTAACAGTGCGTTTTTATCACCAACAATTAAGTCATCGATATTAATATCTTTATTTATAATTACAGACTTTAATAATTTTTCTAATACATTTCCTTTTTGGATATAGGATTGATTAGAAAGGATATCTTCTTCCTTTGCTGTCATGTATTTGATTTCTACTTTACCACTTGATAAGGGATTGTCTTTAGAATAGATTAAACCTTTTGACGGTAATTCTATTTCTTCGGTTGGGAATTTAAATTCACTCATATAAATTTTATTTAGTTATAACTTTATTGTTCTAGTATACATATGTAATATAAAAAAAAGCTTGGCCGAAGCCAAGCAATTTATAAAGAAAAGAGAAAATATTTTTAGAAATTTAAAATACAATAATCTGGTTGTACTGTTAATTGTAATTCTACAGCAGCACTTTCATTATCCCAGTTATAATCACCGAAGGTAGCTTCTGTAATCATAGCTCCTTTAATGATCCATTCTGATACAACATCACCTACAGGTCCTAATACGTTCATAGTTAAATCTTTCTTATAGAAATCACTATAACCATCTCTACCTGTTACTGATTCGTGATGTAATCTAACCCACTCCATACATGCTTGAGCACCTGAAGGTGTAATTGGGTCAAATAACGTCATTTGAATTGTATTCCAAAGTGTTTTACCTTTAACGTATCTTGCAACGTTAATATGGTTTAATTGAACTGTACCTTGGGTTAATGAAACAGCTCCCATACCTTTTATTTGATATGAAGGGATTCCATCTACATACAATATAAACCTGTTTTGTTGTTTTGGTTCAAATGCTGTATAAAATATTTCGTTCGGGTCTAATACTGCCATTGTTATATATTTTTATTATAAATATTCTAGTCTTTTGTTTTTATTCAGGAAATGTTGCTCCTGTTGGTAATACGTTGAAATCTAAAATTACATATTCTGCTGTTTTAGTTGGTTGTAGGTAAATTTGTCCTACTAACTCATTTCTATCTATTACATCTGGTGTATTGTTTGTAGAATCCATTACTACTTTAAAGGCATACAATCCTTGTCTTTGTTGTACTGATTCTAAGTATGGGTTTACATTTGCTAAGAAGTTATTTCTAGTTGCATTTGTATTTTGTTCAAATACTAAGTTATCTGATACTTGGGTTATATATGCTTTAAGGGCAATCAATAATCTACGTACATTTACTCTATCTAAAGCACTTGCTCTTTTCTGTAATGTTTTCTGTCCAAATACTACAACTCCACTTCCTGGGAATGTAGCTATTGGGTTAACATTTGCTTCATATAAAGTATCTCTGTTACCTGATGTTAATTTTCTTTCTGCTCTTACTACACTTCCTAAAGCTCCTCTAATTAAACCTGCTGGTGCGAACCATGGGTCTGAAGAGGCATCTGTGAAAGCATAAACTGCTGGAATGAATGTTGAGGCTGGTGCCCAAACTGTTTGTCCAGTTGATGCATCTACCGTTTGTAACCACGGCCAATATGTTGCTGCATATGAGCTATCAAAAGCACTTGCTTGCGTTGTAACTACGTTAATTGACGAGTTATACGCTGCTACATCAATCACTGCTATACAATCTGTTCTACCTTGTGCTAATGTTACTAACTTAGTTGCTATAGAACCATGTAGTTGTGAATTAATACCTGGGGCTGTAACTACATTGAATTGGTAATCATCAGAATTACTTAACAAGTTAAGTGATTGTGTGTAATCATTAGTAGATAATCCTTGGATATTACCTGCTGTTATAAATTCATTAAACCTAACAGGTGAATTGGTAGCTGTTACATCATTACCTGTAGCACTACTAAATGATCCTGATCCTCCATTTGCTATATTGTTTGGTAAGCTTGAAGTAAATGCCGCTTTTGCTGTTCCGTTATTATCAAAATATTGTGGTGTTGGTTTATCAACACTTTCTACATAGATATAAGCACTCCTTTGTGGGTAATTACCTAATGTTTTAACATAATAATCAGTTCCATCTTTAGCTACCTCATAGTAAGTATCACCAATTGCATTTGCAATATAGTTTGGTGCAGTAGGGTCTAAGGATAGGTTATTATAAGTTTCTAATACTGTTTTTGAAGTTGAAGTATCATTTCCTCTTCTAACTAATAATGAAAATTGACCTGAAGCTGTATTTACTGAGGCAATTTCCCATCTAATATTATCATTAGTTCCATTATCTAAAGTTCCGTTAGCACCGTCTACCACTTGGTAGTTGTTCATATTTGCTCCTTCAGAAATAGTTTTTATTGTAAAAGAAGGATCCCACTGTAAGTCTGAGTCTTGTAGTGTGTATAGTAAATTTCTTCCCAATGGTTCAGTTGCTCCTAAAGATTCAGATGGGAAGGAAATTGTATCTCCTACATTATAATTTTCTCCAACAGTTGTAATTGTAATTGAATCAATTACTGAAACTGTAGCAGTTGCTCCATCTTGTGCTGCGATTGTAATCGAAGCTATTGCTCCTGTACCACTACCTCCGGTAGCTGCAACATTATTTACTACACCACCATTTGAACCTGAAATGTTAGGTGCAGGATCTGCAATTGATGTTAGTAGGGCATCTGCTCCAGTAACTAATTTACCACCATCTTTAGAATTACTTGGGATAGCTGAAGTTGCAGAAGTATAGCTTCCTGAAACTACACGAGTCATTAGTAATGATTCACCACCTTGTGCGAAGTAATTTCTAACGGATAATGAATTTAAGTAAGTATAAAATTGGGATCCACTTTCTACTGTACTTCCGAATATTGCTTCATATTGTGAAAAAGTAGAAACTGCTGTTGGAATTCCAACTGGTCCTTTAGTAGCGGGTCCAATAATAGCTGCACCATAAGTAACAGGTCTAGCACCAATAAAAGATTGGTCATTTTCCCTTGCTAAGACACCTGGAGATAATAGAGTTTGCTCTGCCATTGTTTATTAATTTATTAGTATTGTTTTATTATAAATATTAGAAGATGTTTCGAAATATTAAGCTATTGGAGTAAATTCACCCTTTTCTAGGTCTATATTACCTTCACCATATTTTTCTTGAAGTTGATTACCGGTATCTAATTGGTCTTTTTGTAACTTCTCAAATTCTTCTAATAATGATTTTTTATTTTTTTTTAAAGATTCTATTCTTAATTCTATTGTACCTAAACCCCCTACTATTTCATTGTTTTTAACTTGGTAGTCTTGAAGGGTTTGTATTTCTTCTTTTGATAACTTTTTAATGCTCA